CAAGGGAACCAGAGAGAGAAGAGAACCCATACAACAACAAATAACCCCATAGAAACCTCTGAAAGCCAATAACAACCAATCCATAATAATCAATAACCAATAACAACCCCCCCTCTCCAATCCATAACCAACAAAACCCAAATTATCCTTCAAACCGAATTTCAAAAAAAAATCCCAATCCCCCAATAGTAATGGGAATCCCAATCTCTATTTCAATTAAAAAGGGCTACCTCCAAGAAAATATAAATATATCTTCAAAGAGATAACCCTAAAATAAAAACTAAAACTCTAGAAAAGAATATAAAGAATAAATCCTATGCCATATAAAATAACCATAACTGAATTCCATAAATCCTTATTGAATACTTTATCCAAATGGTCAAATACAATTGAAATTAGGTTTAATATTAAAACCAGGGAAAGGATTACTACCAATATAATGGATTTCTCATCACCAGCAAAATATTGCATTAGGAAAAATCCAAAAGAAAATCCAAAGAGTAGATTTATAATATCCCTTGTCATCCTACTACTTTTATATCAAATAAACCTTCTATTTCCTCTATGGTAATTCCAAGGTATTCCAATTCCAATCTAAGGATATCAAATTCCTCATCTGTGGTTTCAGATATACTGGTTTCCGATAAATACCTGAATGTAATATAATTATTAAAGGATAGGATATTCCTATTATTATCTACACTTAATAGGACCTTGAAATTAATTGCCATATCAGATGATATAGAATTTATAATTCCAATAAATTTACTAAATTTAGCTGTACCTTTGATGGTAACTAAGGTTCCTTTTTCTAATTCCATAACTTATAAACTTTTTTTTAAAAATCCACTATCAATTAATTCAACTATAATAATTACTATCAATGATGCTGGACTAAGGACTACAAGGAATAAACCCCATAATAAATCCCCAATAGTACATTTATCATTCTATTTTAATTTGATTAGAATAGCTGAAACTATTATTACACTAAGTATGCAGTATATTATAACCAAGGTCATTGCTTATTCCTCCCATTCTATCTTTTGTATTCTAATAACATTAGCTGTGGTTTCTCTTGCAATTTTCTCGGCAGTTTCTTTATCATATATGGCTTCTTTATGAATAATTACCCATCCCTCTTTCTTTTCAGAGGACATCATAAGGTTAAGATTATTATCATGCTCATCACATATACCATCAATATCATACTGATACGCATTTTCTTCTGTATCACAATTTATAATAGCAACAATTGGAAAGTTTTTATTGTTTAAATCAAAGCAAATAATCCTTGCCTTTCTCCCGTCTCTTGTGCAGACTGGCTTACCAGCTTTTGCTTCTTCAAGGTCAAAAGGTTTCATCTTTTGCATATTGATAACTTGTTCAATATTTTTATGGTGTTTAAAACGAGGATTATTCTTCATATCCTCTTCTGAATATTCTCTTTCTTCCATATTTTCTTTGTCTTGTTTAATCTCTACAAATATCTCATCTTTTAGGCATGAATATGCAGGTTGATGGTTTATATAGTAACTCAATTTGCAGTTTCTTGAAAAATTATCATAAAAAGCACAATTATTACAAAGAGAATCAGGGACCTTTATTTTCTGATATGATTTATTCTCTACCATAATTGGATTCCCAACCTTTTCAAGTTTCCTAAAAACTACAGATTTATAATCTTTCCTATAAGGTGGTAAACAATTTCCTATTATATTAAGTACATTATTACAACAAATATTATTATGAGTATTGAAATGGCATATAATACACCCATACCCAGTATTCTCAATACATTGGTACCAATTATCCTGATAATTAAATATTTCACCTATTTTTCGTTCCATAATTCCAATTGTTTCCTTTCTCTTTTTTCCTGTAATTCATATACATTTTCATATAAATCCCTAATCTTCTTAAAGGTAATTTTAATTTTTCTAGAACCTTCTAGTTTTACACTTACTCTTTCCATATAACCTCTAGTTTCAAAATTACTTCTATATCCCAAAACTGTTGTATGTGAATAACCAAGGTCATTTATTAAATCCATAAAATCAAATTTTTCACCCACTGGTATTTGATTAAATCTTTTCCTAAGGATATCAAATTTACTCATAATATTAATTGTTTTATATTGAATATGTCTACTATATCTCAATTTGGTCATAAAAAATTCCTCTACTTGGAATAGAGGAATTGAATAGTAAAAGAAGGAAGAACCAAATACTTCTTTTATCTTAAAATTTCAATATTAATACATTCTAATCCCCAAGATTCTTCCATACTGGGGTCAAAATTACCAGTTGTAGAGATTTGTAAACCACCAAACATAAATTTTTTACCAGTAGAACTTGGGGAAGTAGAAGTAAGGTATACAGTAGTAAAATTTCTTTTTAAAGCATTAGCATTACTGGGGTCAAAATCAATACTGTGTAAATCAACATATTTATTGTCACTTACCATAATATTACAATATCTTTCTGAAGTAACAATATTCTGGATAACAGAACATGCAAATAGACGTATCAATGGTGTATTATCACTTCTAGTAACATATATATCAAATGCAATATCACTGGGAGTTAATGATTTAGCTGACATACTATTGAATACATTGACCAAATAAAATGCCATTTCTTTAGTAATAGCAGAAAATTTTATTTCAAACCCATCTAATTCATCTTTGGGCATAATTGGGATTATTATCATACTGTTCTATTTTTTTAGGTTATTTTTTGGTTCTTCATATCAAAATAGTATATACAAAAAAACCACCAATATTTTCTCAAACCTTGGTGGCAAACAGTGAAACATAAATTCATGAACGAGGTAAACATAAACTCATAGATGAGTTTCTTTACTATGGTTTTTAAAAAGTGTTATTACTGTATATAATAGTAAACTAAGAATTAATACTGGGGATATCATAAAAGTAATTACCATTATAAAAAAATGCCTTATATTATTCTTTGTACCTTTTACACCTGATTTCCTAACAGTATAATCTATTGCTATGGTTAATATTAACCCAATAAAATATATAATAATTAAAATTTTCATTGCCATAACCCTATACTGTTGCTAGAAATGAAAGGAATAATCCACCAATAATTAAAGCAATGATTACCAATGGTACAAAAAAGGTTCTAAAATTAGAACATTCTTCATCTAAACCTTTAAATATAGCCCAAATACTAAAAAAGCTATCTGTTGTTACTTTGTCAAATTTCCTTAGGATTAAAAAATCCAACATCTTTCTAATCATAAATATTTTTCCTCCATTTTTCTAAGTTTATTGTACAATTTAACCACTGATTCATTAGGTAATTTCCCTAATCCTTCATTAATTTTACCCAAAATTCTGGGTATTCTTTCCATGGATAATAAATAATTATATTTATCCTCATCAAATAGTTCAACCTTGAACTTAGAAGTAACAATACTGATAATATTTAGGTTATTATCTATGGTCATCCCATTATTAAGTTTGTATTTATTACCTTTTAATACAGAATCCACCAAAGCTTTTTCATAATGTGCTGGTCCAGTTACCAATAAAGCATCTTTTTCTTTAAGTTTCATATTTTTTGCATTATATAATTAAATTCAATAAGAAGTAGTATTTCGCAATACCTTTGTTGTATAATATATAATCTCTAAAACTTATAAAAATCATGGGTAAATTAAGAGTACTTGGAGTATGTGGAGCTCAAGGAGCTTTATTATTCCCTTTTAAAAAGTATTTAATCAGTAATATTGAACCAAGAGCAGTATTTCATACAAAAAATGAAGAACAATGGAAATTAAATTTTGGTGAAATACCTTTCAAAAGAGACCTTGAATCATTTAAAGGCCAAGTAGATATTATAATTGGTTCTCCTTCTTGTGGTCATTCTAGTGTTTTTAGTTATTCAAGGAAGAAAACCCTTGGTAAACCAAAAGAAGATAAAACTTTGAATCTATTTTTAACCTCTTTGAGCATGTTTAAACCAAAAATATTCCTAATGGAAAACCTCCCAAAACTTTTTGATTTAATTCCAAGAGAGGAATGGGAAGCAAAATTGCAAAATTATCACCTAATTGTTCATTGCCATTCAGTATTTGATTTTGGTAATTCACAAAAATCACGAAAAAGATTAATCCTAATTGGTATTAGAAAGGATTCCAATATAAAAATATCAAACTTTGAAAATATTTTTCCAGTATCAACTCCAATGTTAGTATCAGAAATTGAAAAACTGATAAGAAAGGACATTAATTTCAAAGAAAATGATGATAAAAAATTAGCCATGTACCATTATTCTGATAAATCAAAGAAAACCCTAACAGTAAAGGAAGTAAAAAATCTTTGGTTGGGTGAATTTAAAAAAGAATATAAATGGCCAATGAAAAATACCAAAATGAAAACTCTTCCAGGAGTGTATAGAAATAGAAAAAATAGTTATCCATTAACTGTAAGACCATCAAATAGGCAATTTAATCCTAATGGGGGTATCATGGGCCTAGAAGAATATAGGATTATTATGGGATTCCCAAAAAGGTTCAAGGTATATATGGATACTGAAAATTTAAATTATTGGCTCAATAAAGGAAGAAATACATTAACAAAAGGCTCAGTTTATGAAGTTGGAGTATGGTTTAAAAAATGCCTGAAAAAACAATTTAGGAATATGGAAACCCCCTAACGCGTACGTATGCGCTTATTATTAATTAAATAAATATATAGATAGATATATAATATCTATCTATATATTACGCATATGCGCTATTATAAGGTTACGTGTACACGTGTACGTAATATATTTATACCCTCTAAAAGGGTAAATAAATATATTTTACTCTTTTTAGAGGAGGGAATAAATCAAAAAGAATAAGGGGGAACTATTGGTTATAAATCCCAAAAATTTTATGTTATGAAAATCCTATGGTCAATTTTGAAAATCCTAATCCCAATTGTTTTATGTTTTTTGATTGGTTATTACCTTGGTTCATTGAAACATAAATCCGATTCAAAACCCAACAATCAAAAACCAGATACAGTTTATATTGATAAGCCTTTTGTTCCAGAGGAACCATTTGATGAACCAAAAGAACCAGAAGTTATTTATGTTCATACTTTGGATACGATAGAAATTTTAAATATCATTTACCATAATGATACAATAAAACTATTATATCCTGATTCAAGTTTTATTTCAGTATCACCTCAGTTTCTTTCTCAATTCCCAAATTCAAGTAAGCTAATTCAATTTCTTCTAACTGATACTGATTTAAAACTTGGATTATTAAACACAGATGGAAAGCTCTTTGAAAAGGTTTATTCAATTGATACTGATAAATATTCATACAATTATTTTGAGGATAATATGACTCAAAAAAGAAAATCCTTCATAAAAAGATTTTCACCATTAACTGAACTTCAATGGAGACCATTCAACAATTTATGGGATTTGAATTTAGGTTTAAAATACAATACCAGTAAATTTAATTATGAACTTGGGTTGAACTTATTTTATTACCCAAGGATTAAAACAAATCCTGGAACAGATTTATACTTCAAATTAAGTTATCAATTCTAACTATGGCAAGGATATTAAAAGAAGATAAAAGCTTAAACCAGGAACAGCTAAGAACTTTATCTAGAGTATCAAAAGATGTATTTTTATTCTCTACCTTTGTTTGGGTAGTTAACCCAGTACTGGGTATGGTAAAATTTAATTTATACCCATACCAAAAATCAGTTCTTTATCAATTCCTAAAACATAGGTTCAATATAATCCTAAAATTCAGACAAGCTGGAATTACAGAATTGATTGCTATGTACTGTTTATGGTTAGCTATGTATCACCCAAACAAAAAAATAAACATCATATCAATCAAGGATACTATAGCAAAGAAGGTACTTAAGAAAATTAAGTTCATGTATAAGAA